GCCGGCCGATACTTTTTTGGCCCACGATTCGAGTTGTTTCGCGGCGTACTTCTCCACCTCGGCTTCACTGAGCTGGCGCTGATACATGGCCCGGCGGGTTTCGCAGACAATCCAGTACAGGACAGGTTTCTTCCAGGGGAACTTCTCAGCGCCGCCAGTGTGATAACCCTTCTCGCGGTTGTACCGGTGAAACTCGTCCATGACGTCCTGCACTGTTACGCCCAGCACTGTAGAGCTGTCTTTGCACCAGGAGATAAACTTACCAGGCGACGGCCAGAAATCGGAGTTGCTGGCTCGGGCCTGTCGAAACCCTGCCGAAAGCTGTTCGCGGGTTTTAATTCCGTTCTCGGCGAAAGCCACGATCCACTGCCGCTTCGTGGTCTTCTCGGCTTCCTCCCCCTTCAGGCTGGTGCTTACCGATGCCGGGAAGATTCGCTTTAGTTGCTCGAAAAGCGCGTCAACCAGCCTTTCCGCCTCGCTGTTGATGACCTTCTCAGGCTCATAGCGACCGCCAGCCATACGAGCTATGGCAGCGCCGTCACGATTGTTAATCGCGTTTACCAGTTGCATGCTCATATGAAGTCCTTCCAGCCTTCAGGGCTGTTCCAGTGCGGGGTTTGTGCATCGTGTTTTTTGGCTGGCGGATGCTTTGGCTCAAACAGACCGACCCATCCGTTAGCGATGCTTGTGTTAATCACGTCTACCGGGTCATACCCTTTGTCAGAACAAGTCTTCAGAGTGTTAAAGGCTTTAGTAGCGGTGAGTTGAGACCTGATCGGCTTACCCATTTCGTTCCGGTACTGCACCCACTCCTGCCAGGCGACAGGTGACAGCCACGAAGGAATTGTTACAACGAGAGGATCAAACCCGGACAATTTCCCCCTGGGGGGTTTAGGGGGTTTATTTTTATTATTGTTATTACCTTCTTGTTCATGATGCGCGGGTCTATGCGCGCCCTTATGCGCGGGGTATACCTCCGAAGCCGCGCCAGCACTGAGTTTGTTATGCGCGGACATATGCGCGGTGTTATGCGCGGGGTCTGAGGCCATTTTTTCAGCATATTCGGTGTAGTTCAGGACGGTTATCAGGGTCCCTTTTCTCCGCTCTGCACGTACTGAAATCATGCCTTCTTTTTCGAAAAAACTAAGCATCCGCTCTACTGCATGGCGACTTGTTGGCTCCCCATTTCTGTCACAGAGCGCCAGACCAAGATCGGCGGACGTAGTCACCAGTTGACCGGGTTCCAGTTTCCACAAGTTCCCTTTGAAATTGGCCGTGTATGGCTGTCTGGCTGCGTCAAAAAGCAGGTTTTCCCATAGCGTTCGGAGATAAACATCTTTCGCCCACGACTGCTTTTTGATGCTCCGGTACAACGGGACGAAACCGGTTTTCTGGTTCTCCATCCTATTGCTCCTGAACTGCCCCGGCTCAGGACCGGGGAATTTGATAACCTCTGCCGTATTCATGCCTGCTCCACTTCGTATTCGGTGAAATAGCCCTTCGTCATTGCGAAGAATCGACTCTCAGTGACGGTGTGCGCCTGCCTGCCCCTCCTGACCACTCCATCAGGCTGGGTAAGATGGCAAAGGTAGATAATCCTTCGCTGCCAGCTCCCCGGCATCTCAGCAACAGAAAGCACCTCAAGGGTGCGTAGACCTTCGCCATTGGCCTCATATCGTGTTACGTAACCCCATCCACAGTCAGATGGCTCGCTGCGCTCATGGCAGCCGCCGATCCACTTTTCCTCAGCAACAACTTTTCGGTCGAAGTCTTCGTACGAGTTAATGACCATACGGAATGGGTATACGGTTTCGAACCGATCACCGGCTCGAATGTCATGGTTTACTTGTGCGTTTTGTCCAGGCATAATTACCCCTGTGAATTGATCCAGTTAAAACTCTATAGTTATCTGGTCTGAAGCCTCGGTTGCCGCCGGGGCTTTTTTATTTGTCAGTAGCTGCTCTATCCGCAGCAACCTTCGCGCAATGTCTGAATCCGGCGCAGATACATCCAGGTAAGCCAGTGCCAGGCTCATCAACTGAAAGAAGCTGTGTTTCTGCTTTCCTACCGGCTGCTTCATGCGGCTTACAGCTGCATTGTCCATCTCCAATACTTTTGCCAATGGCCCCTGTCCTTTTTCAGCCAGACGATTGAGCAATTGCGTTTCGATCTTTCTTGCCAAATTGCGGTAAGTTGCAATCTCCATGATTTAAAATTCTCCTTGTTGAATTAGTGATTTAGACGTGACAAAGCCGTAGCTGATGCCACATACATTCTTTGTTTAATTAAGATTTCGCTTTGTCAGCGACGTAGGCGAGTGCCGTTTTAGAGAGCGGATACAGCTTATGCTGCAATGTTTTTAGCGCTTGGGAACGGGCGATGCTCTTCTGCTTCAACCTTTCCATTCGGAAGCTGATTAATGAAAATTTTACGTCCTACACGCAAGGCTTTACTGATTGCACCCTGGGTTACGCCAATTGCTTCTGCGGTCTTGGCTTGTCCATGAGCGTTAACATATTCAGCCAGTTCTATACGCTTCATGTTGTTACTCCGTGGTTGATTACATGCATCATTATTATCTTAAGTAATATTCATGTCAAGACCGCCGGTATTTTTAAACTATGACGGCAGGTAATATAATCAGCTCATGAACATTGAAAAAAAGAAAGCACTGACACCCTCTCAGGCGGCAGACGCAGCTCGGCTGAAAGAAATTTACCGGGTCAAGAGTAAGCAGCTAAAAATCACTCAATCAGATATCGCTGAGGAATTGGGCCGCGGTCAATCTGCCGTGAGTCATTATCTCAATGGGGTCAATGCGCTAAACCCACGCGCTGCCTCAATATTTGCCAAATTTCTAGGTGTGAATGTTGCAGAATTTAGCCCATCAATTGCTGAAATAATTGCATCCCAGGCAACGTCAGTAAGTGAAGAGTCTATTGAATATGCTGGTAAATTCAGGGATGGTTGCGTACCTGTGATAGGCGAGGCGGTGCTGGGGGTAGATGGATCTGTGGATATGATTGAGTTCCGCTCTGGATTTTTGCAAATGTATAGTGCGGACAAAGACGCTTACGGCTTGAAGGTGAAGGGTGATAGCATGTATCCGCGCATTCATTCAGGTGAGTTCGTTCTAATTGAGCCAAACACGCATGTTCAGTCTGGCGATGAAGTTTTTGTCAGAACAAAAGACGGTCACAACATGATTAAAGTCATGAACAAAACCCGCGACGGCAACTACCAATTTTCCAGCATTAACAACGAACATAGACCGATCACCTTAGATGCAGACCAGGTTGATAAAATGCACTATGTATCAGCCATAGTGAAAGCCACCAGGTACATCGATAACGACGATGTGCCGCGCGTTGATGGTGCAGCAATCTAACGCGCAGTGGCCGGAATAGACGTTCAGCTAAGGAAATAGCATGTCAGTTTACATGACGATAGCAGTACCGATGCTTTGCGTAGCGTTAACCATGTTCTTATTAGCTCGCAAGAAGCGTGATAAAAACTTCCTGATACCGGGCCTAGCTTTGCTTCTGGGTGGCTTCGTTAACCTGGTGCTCGGTCTGACTGTAGGTTAGTGGCCGGAAGAGGTGTTTGGGTGAGGGAGTTGCTTGGGAGATGTCGCAGAGATGCGGGGTGTGGCTCCCCGCAACTGTTATTAAAGCTTACTCACTAAATTATCAATGGCTTTAAGGCAAGAAATTCTATAGGGGTCGTTCACGCGCACTCTTTGCCCCATTACACTTATTCTCCCAGCTGGCAGGGTGGAGAATGGGCATCCTTTGGCGAAAGCGACAACCCCTGTTGTTTGGAAATCTTTTATATCAACAACACCATCGGTGACGGCAGGAAATGTGAATATATGGCTATGAGTAAGTAATAGCTGCTCTAAATCTTGGTCTATGGAGTGCAATACTGCTGCATAGGCTGATGCAGGCCCCATGTACTGAGTGATCCTGTTTTTAACAATCAAGTGCACTTGTGGAAGTTTTCTTTTTGCAGAGCTTAACTTATTGGCAAAAGCATACGTCGCATAAATTTCAGAAGGAAGTTTTAGTCCATAAATCAAAGAAAATGCATTTTGAATCGCCCTGCGAGACGAATCATCTGCCATGACAGGAAGAATAAGCTTATCGACAGCGGCCAAAGCAATCTGAGTATAAATTGAGAAGCTCGGATTGCAATCAATGAATAAAGTATCGTATTTCCCTTTCAGGCTATCGATTAAATCATTTATCCAATCGATAATCGAAACCCACGTGTTTGTACCCGGAATCTGTTGGCTTGCGAGGGTGTTAATTGCGTTTGACTGAAGCTCCAGTAGCGGGTCTCCGCAAATCATATCGATGTTAATTGGTATGTTTGCGTTGTAAGTTTTAGGAGTGGTTACATAGTCATTTCCGTTGATTTGTGGCCTTTGATAAGGAGTTGGAAGTCGCGACTGAAAGTACCCTCCAAGCGTGGCCCGTACAGTTTGAGCCTGCCTAGTCAATAGATGATCGCTCCCCTTGCCAATAAGTCCACCAAGAAGTAATTCAGACAAGTTGGCTTGCGGGCAAACATCGATAACTAAAATTTTTTCCTTTGGATTCAGCTCTGCATAACGACAAACCGTTTGGAAGGAAAGACTCGTCTTACCTGTGCCGCCCTTATTATTCCAAAAAGCATATTTTTTCATTATTGATCCTAGGCTTATAATGGACATCGTGGACATCGTGGACATCGTGGACATCGTGGACATCGTGGACATCGTGGACATCGTGGACATCGTGGACATCGTGGACATCGTGCTGTCCATTATGGACAATGGGCGATATTGATCAACAATTATTTTTCAATAACTCGCCTAATCCGGCCACCGCGCCGGGTTTTTTGTGCCTGCCGATCGTCACCTATCAACATCATAACTCATTGATATTCGCGTAAAGATCTGACAATTCTACCCAATCGATCACCACCCCGATCCCTACGGTAAACGATGTCACCTCTGGTAAACCCTTTACCAATGGTTACGGCGTTGCCGTGCCTACTCTAGCCTTGTCCATTCACCTGCACTTATTCATTTCTCCTGCACGTTTTAGTTTCTCCTGCACTTTTTTAGTGTTCGACATTGGCAGACTTGAGCGCATTGAGAAAAATAAAACCCTTTAATTATCAGCCCTATATATTACCTCTGATAATTTTTATTACCGCAGGTCTTTACTATAAAAATTACCGCATGTAATATTAATCCCATCAGCAGGACGCTGAGCAACATGAAACGGATAGCAGCAGTATATACAACGGTGATGGATCACCTACGTGGCCGACAAGGTCAGATTAGTACCAAAGCGTGAGTTTTGGGGTACAGGCAGAAGCTAACCTTCTCGGCGGAGGCGCTTGGCAATGAGTACGCGACCGGAGTTAGTCGCCCGGCTGTCTGTACCACCAAAATTCACTCAGGAGGTATCTATGACACGCAGAACAGCATTCAAAGGTTCCGCAGCAGGTCGTCGCCGTGAGCGCCTGAAAGCCGCAGCGATGGCTCGCGGAATCGAAGCCCGCCCTGAAGTCATCAGTTCAGAAGTACTGCACCGCCCTACTCCAAGCCGCATTACCCTCAGCTTAAAGCGCGATAACTACACGCCGCAGCGGTTGAAAGACGTAGCTACAAAGGCAGCTGTGCAAGTGAATGAATATAAAAACCAGATTATTCGGGCAACGTATTTATTCGAGCATGAATTTAAGCGCAACAAAATTGAATCCGGCTCTGTCTGCCTGCCTCAAGTGGCGGCATTTAATGCAGGGCATCGTAAATCAGAATCAGTGACGGCGAGGTAGTTATGACACTTATTTACACGGTTATTGCAGGTAAGTTTGAAGATGAGGGCGAAAACATCAAGTTCGTCGATGATGCCGACAGCATGGACGCTGCCCTGAGCATGATTCAGGAAAAGAAATTACATGCCTACCCGCTTTGTCGGGTCGAGGTGACAGGATTCGAGGCTGCTTAGGCGGCCTTTTTTATTGGAACGCCCCACTCACTGCCGGCGACAGCGTTCTGAGCACTTCCGCACTTCATCCCAGCACTTTTCCCACTTCTTGCGCCAGGTAAACGGGCGTCCACATACCGTGCAGATTTTGGTGGGGAGTTCGGATTTCTTCATGTGCATGCTCCATAGGCGAGTATCACATCATTTTAGCGTATGGAGCACCCCATGAGCTACAGAGGTAAATGTTGGCTATTGATGATTATCGGCTGCCTCTTCTTTTGGTGGGGTGTCGCGTGGATAGTTTTTGAATAACAGCCCAATGCCGTGACAGGCGGCATTACGAAGTTATTCCATGAGCGTAGTAATTAGCCCTCCACGCGAGGGCATTTTTTTGCCCTGAGTAAGGAGAGAGCATGAGCGAAGAAAGCACAGAGTTAACGCTTTATAAACTGCCAACGGCACCGGCAGAACTGGAAGCTGCATTTATCAGCGACGATTACACCGACCGACTGATTGAAGGTATTCGCGCTAAGGCAACATCGGTTGTCGGTGACCTGAACACGGTTAAAGGCCGGAAGGTTTATATCAGCCTGGCTGCAAGCATTCGCAGCTCAAAAGTGGCGATTGATGAAGCCGGAAAAAATCTGGTGGCCGAGATGAAAAAGCGCCCTGCCCTGGTTGATGCCAGCCGCCGTAAAATTCGTGAAGCGCTGGACGAACTAGCGGTTGAGGTTCGCAAGCCGGTAACTGAGTGGGAAGCTGAGCAGGAACGCATTAAAGCCGAACAGCAGATGCTGGACTGGCACACAGAGGCTCTGGTCGATAACGAAGCGTGGGACATAGCCCGCGCAGAGCGCTTAGAGTCTGACCACGAAATAGCCCTGCTGTGGAATGAGAAATTTGACCGGGAAGCCGCTGAAGCTAAAGCCGAAGCGGAACGCCAGCGCATTGCCCGTGAGCAGGAAATAGCACGACAGGCAGAAGATCGAGTGCGTCTGGAGGCGGAAGCGGCGCAGCGCCGTGAGCGTGAAGAGTCAGCCCGCCGTGAGGCCGAACTGCTGGCTAAGGTAGAACAGGAGCAGCGTGACCGCATTGCTGCGCAGGAACTTGCAGAGCGTGAAGCCAGAGAAGCGAAGGAGAAAGCAGAACGCGAAAAACAGGAAGCCATCGAAGCTGAGCAGCTCAAGGCAAAGCAGGAAGCTGACCGCGTTAAACGCGAAGCTGAACAGAGCGAAGTTGCGCGACAGGCAGAAGAGAAACGCATCGCTGATGAAGCGGCAGCGCGCGCAGCCAATGAAGCTCACCGTAAGGCCATCGGCACCGCAATAGTTAAAGCCCTGATGTCGAAAGCAGGCCTGAGCCGCGAACAAGCCATCGCCACGCTGACAGCCCTGAAAGACAGCTTAATCCCGCACACCACTATCAATTACTA